TAGTTTAGATCAATTAGCAATGATACTGGCAATAATAAGACCAGGCAAAAGGCATTTAGTTGGAAAGAGTTGGGAACAAATAGAAGCAGATGTTTGGGTAAAGCCCACAGACAATTCTTACTTTTTTAAGAAAAGTCATAGTTATGGTTATGCTTTAGCAATTATTGTGCAATTAAATTTAATTTGTGAGACTTAATCAGTTTTACGAACTAGTTGAACACCACGTCTTTTAATTCTTTTTTTAATTAAATTCTGTAAAGACGTCATAGGTCCAAATAAAACTTCTACATCTTTCATTACGAATGTAGATAGGAAAGGAACAAATTCCTTCATTTCGTGGTTTAAAAAGATATCTATTGGTAATTGTCTATTGCTTTCCCACCACCACATATCACCGTATTCTAAAAACTGACGTTTTACTTCTATAGATGGCATTTTACTTATATCATAAAATGTACAAATAGCATTGTCGTGATTCACTACTATGCCTACATACTCATTACCACCATATGTGATGCCAGTAAGGAATGGATAACGTTCTTGTGCCTCTGATATAAGTTTTTCTTTCTCCACAATGTTATTTATGTTCCATTATGATAAATACTACAATATAAAGAGTAAATAACTATATGAGTTACGGAGATCACAAATTATTTTTATACGAAGACGTAGTTGATCTTGTGATCGACTCGGATGGATTATATGTGGATAACAGACCTATGAATAATAAAAAACTAACAGCACATAAAGGCTTGTCTAATGAGATAACTTTTAGCATAAGAAATAAAGACAGAAAACTACAAAATGTAAACTCAGATTTATTAAGAGGTACTTTAATTCATCCTTATACAGGAAAAAGAATATTTTCTAGATTGTTAGAACATACAGGAACTACTGGACAAGTAAAACTTAATATGGCAGAAGGTGATTTAACAAATTTACAAGCAGGCTTATATCAGTTATATGTAACTAGAGAAACTTCAGACAGTTTAGAGCTACCTGTGTTTGCAGATCAAAATAATAACATTAAGTTTGATATAGAAGTAAAAGATCAAACTAAAAAGACACCAGTTGAAACTCAAACATCTAATGTAGCTCAACAAATGCAGGTAACTAATACAAATAATGGTGATGAAGGTAATGTTTTTGTGACATCTGCATTAAAAGGTAATCAATCAAGAAACTTTACATCATGTTTACATAGTATTGCTATTCATCCAGATGCATTTACAGGAAAGTTTTCTATACAAGCAAGTTGTGTTGAAAATACACCTGATACTGCTAACAACAGCAGTGATTGGTTTAATATAGAAAAAGATGTTTCATTAACATCTAACTCAACAATATATCACAGTACATTCCAAGTAAATGCTAATTATATCAGAGTAATGAGCGAACCAACAGCAGGAAATATTTCTTTAGTGCAACTAAGAAACTAATTGACTTTTAATAGTTTTTCATGTATAATTAATGCATGGATATAGACTTTTTAGTAGAAAAGGTGCACCGTCTCCTTTTGGATAATCTTCCAATAAGAACTAGTAAAACACCTAGTGGCTGGAACACTATGGATTGTCCAATGTGTAGTGATAAAAGGAAACGTGGTGGCTTAATTACAACTGGTGCAAAAATATCCTATAATTGTTTTAATTGTGGCTATACAACTGGTTGGGAGCCTAATCCAACACTAGGAAAGAAATATAAAGACTTAGCAACAATATTAGGAGCGGATCAGCAGGAAATACACAAAGTAACAATAGATTTATTAAAGTATGCGGAAGATTTAGAAACAGAAAGTGCTACAGATTATGTATACAACTTGCAAAAATTTAAAACAGAAACGATGCCAGATACAGCAACTATTGTAGATGATTTACCAGATGAACATGCTGTAAAACAGTACGCAATCAAAAGAGGACTACTTGGTCTATATCCACTGCTATACTTTGAAGACAAGTTATATAAGCAGAGATTAGTAGTCCCTTTTACATATAACAATGAGCTAGTAGGTTGGACAGGAAGGCATATAAGCCCTCCTGACAAGCAAACGCCCAAGTACTTACATAAAATGCAACCAGGATATGTTTTTAATATAGATAGATTTGCAGACAGTAAAAGAGAAATTGTTATTGTAACTGAGGGTGTATTTGATGCAATACTTGTAGATGGTATTGCAATACAAGGTAATAGTGTAGGTCCAGAACAAGCACACTTAATAGAAAAGTTAGGAAAAAGAATAATAGTATGTCCTGATAGAGATAAAGCAGGAATAGAATTAATGTTGCAGGCCGCTGAACTAGGGTGGGAAGTAAGTTTCCCGCCTTGGCATGTAGATGTAAAAGATGCCGCAGATGCCGTACAGCATTATGGCAGATTGGCGACTGTAAGCAGTATTATTAAACATGCAACAGATAATAAACTTAAAATAGAAGTAAAGGCAAAGATGATATGAAATTGTATGTAAACGGTTGTAGTTTTAGTTACGGCAATGCTTTAGAAAATAAGTCTGCATGGCCTGATTTTATGGAAGGTTATGACATTATAAATGAAAGTTGGATAGGTAGCAGTAATAAAAGAATACTAAGGCGTACACTGGAGTATATACAAACTCATGCATATCATGATACATTTTTTGTTATACAATTATCTGATTGGTTTAGAGATGAATGGTATGATGCAGAGTTTGATACCTGGATAGGAATGTGTAAGGACAATGTTGTTTTAGATGATAGATCTTACAACAGAAGTGATATAGATCAAACAGAATTAAATGAAAAGGTAAAAAACTTTATTAAACATTCGCTATTACACAGAACAATAAAAACTGTAGAACAGGAAACATATAATTTATTAAATACTGCAATAGCATACTTTAATCAAAACGATGTTAAATATTTGTTTACTGGCATGAGTTCCAGATGTATGCCACACAATAATAACGTAGACATAATAACACCAGGACATTTTGTTAAGCCTATTAGTATTATTGCTGGAAATAATATTATTAGTACAAGCGATAGCCATCCAAACGAAGCAGGACATAAGTTGTTCGCAAGATATATATTAAATGAGATAGAAAATTATGAGTGATTTACAAAACTATAACGAAGAAACGCAAGAACTATTTTTAAAGTTTTTGATCAGTGATCCTGATTTATTTAGTAGGTGTGCGAATATAGTTGAGCCTGACTATTTTAATATGAAATATAGATCAGCAGTTAAATTATTTCAGAGCCATGCAACAGACTTTAATGCTATTCCTACGCCAGAACAAGTAAGTGCGGCAAGTGGTGTTAGTATTGAGCCTATAGAAAATATTACATCAGATCATCATGATTGGTTTTTAAGAGAGTTTGAAACTTTTTGTAGGCACAAAGCATTAGAGAAAGCAATTATTGAAAGCACAGATTTATTAGAGAATCAGGACTATGGTGCTGTAGAGACTAAAATTAAAGATGCAAGTCAGGTAGGACTTGTTAAAGATTTAGGGTTAGATTACTTTGAAAATCCTAAAGAAAGATTACAATGGATTAAAGATCAGAGTGGAGCAATTAGCACAGGCTGGAAAGGAATAGATCACAAATTATATGGCGGTATGAACAGAGGCGAGATGACTATTTTTGCTGGTGGATCAGGAGCAGGTAAGAGTTTATTTTTACAGAACTTTGGTGTAAACTGGGCATTAGCAGGTTTAAATACTGTTTATATTAGTTTAGAGCTTAGTGAACAACTTATTAGTATGCGATTAGACAGTATGGTATCTGGATATGGCACAAAAGAAGTTATGAAAAATATGGAAGATGTTGACTTGAAAGTTAGAATGAAAGCCAAAGGTGCAGGTAGATTCCGTGTTAAACAAATGCCTAACGGTGTTAATTGTAATGACATAAGAGTATTTTTACGTGAGTATGAGATATCATGTGGTGAAAAAGTAGACTGTTTACTTGTAGATTACTTGGATTTGATGATGCCTATCAGTGCTAAAGTAAGTGGCAGTGATTTGTTTATTAAAGACAAATATGTATCTGAAGAGTTGCGTAACTTAGCAATGGAAAAAGACTTATTATTTGTAACAGCCTCTCAGTTAAACAGAGGAGCAGTAGAAGAAATAGAATTTGATCATCATCATATTGCAGGTGGTATTAGTAAAATACAAACAGCAGATAATGTTGTGGGTATTTTTACAAGTAATGCTATGCGAGAAAAAGGTAGATATCAAATACAGTTTATGAAAACACGTTCTAGTAGTGGTGTAGGCACAAAAGTAGACTTAAAGTTTGATCCTGACACATTAAGAATAGAAGATTTAGAAGAAGGCGATGAAGATGCAATGACAGTAACAACGTCTAACTTAGTAGATCAACTAAAACGCAGTAACTCTATAAAAGCAGAAGAACCTGAAGCACAAGATGTTATTTCAGGTGCTATGAACATGAGAGAATTTTTTAAGAAAAACGATCAATAGTGATAAATAGCATTATACAATTTAATTGGAGATATTGTGCGTAAAACTCGTAGTATATTGGAAGAGCTAAATCAGATTTCTGTCGACAGAGACAGGGACCATGTCGTGTCTAATAGAGGCGAACATGTAATTGCTAGTGCAATCAGTTTATTAGAACAGATTGATACATACTATGATGAAGCAACTGCAAAAGACCTACAAAACAGGTTAGTCAATAGCATAAAAGGCCGCGATGGCAAAAAATTCTCCAGAGGTATTGGTAAAATTATCAAAGAATCCCAAAAAGAGAATAAAAATGCTAATTAATGATATTATTACTGAAGAAATTAGGCTAAAGGAAGTTTGGCCTTTTAAAGGCGTAACATTTGCTAATAACGGTGATGCTACTTATGACGGTAAAAAATATGTATGGGATAAAAATGCAGGATCCTGGTATCTTCCCGGCAAAAAAGAATTAATTGGTAAATCCAATTCCTTATATAATACCCTTGCAAAAGCACTTCTAAAGCAACAAGCAAAAGTCAATAAGCAGGCCGGCAAAAATCCAGGCAGAGGAAGATTAGCACCAGATACTTATGGTGATCCACTAACTCCTGGAAAAGTACTAAAAAAAGCGGCCGCGGCCGCTGGAAGATACGGAATTGATATGCCTAGTGATGCAGTGGCAGGTGGACTTAAGATGGTAGGAAGAGGGTTGAAAAAAGGATACAATGCATTATCAAAAGCACTTGGCGGTACTCAAAAACCTGTTAAACAGACTCCGGGAACTCCTGGACCTGGATTAAAGAAAGGCGATAAAGTAAGTTTTGTATCCAATCATAGAACATCAAAAGGCAAGCAGGTAATGGCAACAGTATTAGGGCAAAGTAAAGAAAGACCAGAACTTTATCAAGTAAAATCAGATACAAACCCAAATCCTTTCCTTATACCAGCAGATAGATTAACAAAACTTTCACAGGCAAAAGCACCCACACCAGGATCGGCACCACAGACACCCCCTAGAAAGAAAAGAACATCAACATTAGTAGGCGCTGATGGAAACCCTTTACAGTACTAGATATGAAATTTGCAGACCTTACTGAAAGTTTTGTAAAAGAAATTATCTTAGAAGCAGAGGGTAAGAATACTCACTTAGAGCATCTGGAAGATAATATTTTTAATAGAGGATTTCAAGGAGCCAAAGAAGCAATTGACTATCTTTATAGTTTACATGACATGCTTGAAGGCAATACAAAAACACCAATCAGTATGACAACCAAATGGGACGGTGCTCCAGCCATTATTGCAGGTAAAGATCCCCAGACAGGAAAGTTTTTTGTAGGTACAAAAGGAGTTTTTGCTCAGAGAAAACCTAAGATTAATTTTACAGACAAAGACATAGAGGAAAATCATCCTGCAGAAGGACTTCAGGTAAAACTTAAAACAGCATTAAGAAATTTAAGGAAACTAAACTGGAATACAGTTGCTCAAGGCGATATGCTTTACAGTAAAAGTGATTTAGAAACTACAAATATTGATGGCGAAGAAGTACTAGTGTTTAAGCCAAATACTATTGTATATGCAGTACCTACTGATAGCGACTTAGCAAAGCAAATAAGTAGTTCAGAGATGGGTATTGTTTGGCATACCGAATATAAAGGTGGACCTACACTTGCAGATACTCAGGCATCTTATGGATTCGATAGTAGTCAATTAGGGCAAACATCTAGTGTGTGGCACAGAGACGCAATTATAAAAGACTTTAGTGGTACAATTACATTAACTAAAGAAGAGAGTAGTGATGTTTTAGATGCAATAGCCATGGCTAATAATTATTTAAAATCTATAGATTCAGATACATTTAAATGGTTAGAACAAGGAAATGACTTAATTGGTAAAGATTTTTTACAGCAACTTAAAGCTCATGTAAATAATAATATTAGAGCAGGAGCATTTGATCAACCTGTAAAATTTGCACAAGGTTTTGTACAAAAGTATATAGACTTTATGCAAAAGAAAATAGATGGTTATAAAACTCAGGCAAAGCAAGACGAGATGACAGACAAATTAGTACAGGGTGTTAAATTCATAAAACAAAATGTACCACAAATAGTTGCAGTTTATGATTTGTATTTAAAAATTATAGAAGCAAAAATTAAAATAGTTAAAAAGTTAGAAACAATTAGGCAACTACCAACATTTAAAGAAACTGAAAATGGGTATGAGGTAACAGGCGAAGAAGGATTTGTTGCTGTAGACAGAATGGGCAATGCATTAAAACTAGTAGATAGACTGGAGTTTAGCAGATTGAACTTTGGAACAGGAATGCCAGGCAAATAAAATGGAATTCAAGTTAATAGATAACGAAATATCAGAAGCAAGGTTGTATAGAACAACATCAGGCTTCAATCAACTTACTGGTCAGTCTGTAGCAGAATTATTATATTTAAATACACTAATTACATTTTTATTGTCTAAAGACGACAAGCAACAGGACTATGCTAAGTCCTATGCAAAGCAATCTACTCAGTATGGAAGGTACACATTATTTAGAAGCCATGCTACTGATTTATATTTACTGGCATATCTGGTCTCTAATCCAGAAAGTAAAAGTGTTAAATTAAGAGATAGAATTAGCAGTACAAAGCATTTAAAGAGTTTAAACTTTGATAAGAGGACACATTGGCAGTTTATGTTTAAGGTCGCTAACGGCAGAGCGTCTGACACACTGGCTAGTCCATATATGTTTAGACTAGAAAGCCAATTAAAAATTAAGAAATCTATGTATAAACAATGGCGTAGGTTAATAATGGATTGGGAAAATTTAAGATATATACAAAGGCAAAGTATAACTACCAGGATAGTACAAGAACTTAGACGTTTAGGCAGAGGCAGTGAGTTAATGGTGCCAATGTCTTCTATGCTTAAATATAAAAAATACAGAGTAGCAGACAAGCCTACCAAAGTAGATCCTATGAAAAGATTAGGTGGGACTGTGGCAGGCGCAGTTGCAGGAAGGTATGCAGGTAAAAAAATTGCTAAAAAATTCGGTAAAAAGGTAGATAAATATAAGAGAGCAGGAACAGGACTAGGCGCAATAGCAGGTTATTGGGCTAGTGGAAGGCAAAAACAGAAATGAAAATAAATGAAATAATAGTTTCAGAATTTGTGGCAGGAGGACATGGTACTGGTTCAAGTCCTTCTTCCAAAGCGGCTAGAGATTCAGAATCCAGAAGGGCTAACCTAGAATACAGAGAATTAAAGAAATTCAGTACTGAATTTGCTAACGAATTTTTAAACCAGTTTAATCTTATTGGCAGAACCAGTGTTGATGTTGCATATCAGAAAGCCGCAATTACATTTGCAAACCGTGAAGCAAATAGTAAAGATGAAAGAGATCAAATTATTAATGATTTAAAGAAGTTTAGAAGTGCAATGCCTACGCAAATTGACAAAAAGCAAAAAGTAGTCTCGATTGATAGGGCTCGTGGTGCACAGTTGGGTAATACAAATGCTGTCAGAAAACGTGGTGGACAGGCAGGTAATACAAATGCCGTTAAGCCTGCCAAGCCTGGAGTTATCAAAAGAATTAGAAATGTTGTTGACCCAGTTGTTAAAGCAGTTGGTGATGCCGGCAAAGATCTAGGACAAGACTGGAGAACCGGTAAGGCCTTTGGAGATAAGATAGCAGGAATGCTTTCATCAACTGATAAAATAGCGGCTTCCTATAAAAACAAAAACCCTAAAATATGATAAATAAATGTAACGGCGATATATTCGCTAACAACATTTAGGAGAATTAAAATGGCACAAGCAGATAGAAGAGCGGCGGCGGCTGGTGAGTTTATT